ATTATTTCGGTAAAAATAACCTGTGAACGTTCGCCAGGATGACTGTGTGGTTTGACATCATCTATTTTAAGCATTATATCAGACAACGTTAGAGTCCGACCCATTCCGATACGACTAGTAGATTTTAAACTACCTACAGTATCCATCACCCACTTCTTATAAGACTCTGTAGGGGCAACTTGTTTATTACGGTATGCTTCAGAATCGTGTTTAGTCCCCATATCTTTTAATGTTGCGAGAATATTAGTCCAACAACTATGGTGGAATACTCCCTGTACTAATTTAATACCGAGACTATCACAGAGAAGTTCCATTGTCTGCATACGAGTAAGACCGTGTATGATGTCAGTACGAGAATCGTAACCATGATTATATAGAATATCATACGCATTCCGTTTAATCTTATCACTTATAAGTTGGGTTCGCGCCGGAGAGAACTGTGTCATATCTTGATTACGGTTAATACCCATCGACGATTCTCTATCGTATCCCATATGTTCTACGACTTCAGCGCGCTGCCAGGCAGACCACAATATAGCCATATGCGTAGGTCTTTCATTTTCAGGATTATGTAGGTAACTAATAACATCGCGGAAGATTTTGTCGTTGGACGCACCACACGATGCTAGGTTGACATATTCCATGCCCAGTTCTTTTGATAACAAGCTTGTCCACGTGAGTTCCCAATGAGCTGGGGGGTTTTCATAACACCCCTTCAACTCATCGCCCCAGACAAAACTACAACCGGATGTAAGTAACATTAGATAAACAATTCCTCATATAATTCATAGACCTCGTTAGTTTCTGAACGGGCCTCATCTAAATTTCTCTTATGGTATATATTAGAAATTTTACGGAAGTGTTTCTTGTCAATTTCGTACTTCTCAGCGGTAACATCGACAATATCTTTCATTAATTCACGTTCCGCATCAATTCGCAACATGCTATCGGACATTTCTCTTACCGCTGCCGCGACTTTTTCTTTATCTGCTAAAATCATTATAGTATAATCCCACTGGTTGCTTTAGTATATGCCTTAGAAAAATCTTCATTCGTTTCAGTAATAAAGACATACTGTTGGAATGAAACCGAACGGGTGTTCTCGTCACTTGTCATACAAATACCACGAGCGAAACCAACTCCTTGTTCACCATGAATCAACATGCGCGGGTCTTTTAGTGTGACCACACCGTTAGGATTCAGGGATTCAAACTTACCTACATATTCACCACTTACCGTGACTACTGTTACCACATCATTCAATTTCATTATTCACTCTCTATTTCATCAATTAACATATCACGCATTGCTCTCGCTTGCGCATCTTCAGGGTTATTCACACTACCACCATTAACAAACTTATATGCTAAGGTGATACGTTGATTATTGCCGTTATAGGCAGCGTGCCAACAGTGTAAATCTTCTTCTTCTCCAGCACCAAAGTAATAGTGACGGCATTGCCATCCAGGCACATCTTGGATACGAACTATTTCGTCAGTCTTCTTATCATAGTACTCAAAGTACCCATCGCCGTTTTCAGACCAAGTAAATAAGATCTGATATGCGTTCGCATCATAGTTAGTATGCCATCCAACAAAACCGCCTGGCGGGTAATAGGAGAGTAATGCGGACGTGTGTGCTCCAATCTCCGCAGCGAAGTCATACTTGACCTTCTGCATAAAGTCTCCCCATACTTCCGGTTCTTCACGTACCATCTTAGAGATAGGTTGCGCAAAGTAACGGTCTGGAGGCCCTACTAATTCAGGGTATCTAGATAGACACTCTTCTAAGTAATCACGGGAACAGAAGTATTCTCCTTTGTGTACATCTTCTGGGTCACGATACGTCCAATATTTTTCATTGTTGTAAGACGGTTTTGATAACATCTCATCAGAGAAACTATTGAGAATATCTAACATGCCTTTATTACGAATTGTTATTTCACTCATGACGATTTTTTCTCCAGAGAGAAGCGTCCTTCATCTAGCGATTTAAAAACGACAGTATCACCAACATTTAATGATAATGCGTCCATGAGTTCGTCAGAAAATTCCATTGCGAGTTCACCATCACCAACATCGATAACAGGAACTACCCAACTATTTTCCTCGGTCTTTTTGAAATCTTTCATTAGCTAGTTTTATCTCCTCTAGACTTAGTACTTTATAATGTAGTAGATGGTCTAATGTACTTTGAATACCTCGGTAAAAACCTTTATATCTACCGATATAAAACGATACCACAATGACCAATAATACTAATGCTGTATGTAAATATGGATTCATTTAATGAATTCCTTATAGTTTAAAACCATTGAACCTCTCTTGGGAGATTCTTTGACCAGATGCGCTGTTATCAAACGCAGGCCCCGTGTCCACTTCTTTATTTAGAGGTGAATCATTTTGGTCTACATCGTATAATCGCATCTTCGACCTATCTACACCAACAACAAAACGTTGGTTTGTGCCAGGGTCATTATAACGATTTTTTAACTGTTTAACCATCATCTGGTTATTTGCCTTTAGTTCATCATTAGCAATTAATGCGAACATGAAGTCTGCGGTTGCGGGTAGTCCAAAAGATTCGGACGTGTCTTCCAACCCAACATCATCATTATTGTAACCACCACGAGTCGTTTGCGTCGCCGACACGACAGGCACGTCGAATTCGACCGCAAGTCCACGTAGTTCTTCAGCAATAGACTTAATATAACTATATGAGTTAATCGCACCACCCATTCCTTTCATACGAGCACTAGAACATATATTAAGATAATCGATAAAGATAACATCTGGTTTAAAGTTCTTTTTAAGTTTAAGTTCATTCAATAACGCACGGAAGTGATTCGCATGAGCAGCACCAGTAGGATACTCTTTAATAATCAACTTACCATTTGTTTTATTCGCAATGTTCTCGACCTTCTGAGTAAACATCTCTTTGTTAAGATGTTCTAGTTGGTCGATAGGTACGTTCAACAAGTTCGCGTCAATACGTTCTGCGATACGTTCTTCGGCCATCTCCATAGTAATATACAGTACATTCTTACCTTGAGAAAGAGCAGCAGCACCCATATGACACATAAACAATGACTTACCTACACCGGTACCCGCGAGGGCAATGTTTAGAGTCTTCTTAGGTAAACCACCTTTGGTAATCTTATTGAAGTATTCTAGGTCAAACTCGAGACGTTCTTCTTCTAAGTGATAAAAATCAAAACGTTCATTAGCGTTATCAATATAGTCGTGACCAATGTTAGTATCGAAAGACACCGACAATGCCTTAGATAATACGTCGGGAATAGCATTTTTATTCAGGTCTTTATGTTTACCGTCGATAATAGAAATAGACTCCATTACCGCATTAAACACCGCACGGTCTTGACACCACTTCTCGGTACGCTCGACTAACCACTCCAGATTCTCCTCAGCATACTGGAAAATATCTGGTAGAATATCCATAGCGTGACGGTACTGTTCATCAGTGAGACGGTCAGCACTGTCCAGTTCAATCTTGAAAGCTTCCTTAGACGGAAGGCGATTGAACTTAGCAATGAATTGAGTAAACTCTTTGAAGAGTGCCTGATAGACACCCTCAAAGTATTCTGGGTTAATAAATGCGGCGACCTTACGTGTGTAAGAATCGTTAGTCAGTAGATTCCTTAGAATCGTCTGTTGTAGATTGATTTCCATCATTTAGTTCCTTACCCCCTATCCAACCTTCTTTCATCGCAACAACAATAATATCTTCTAATACATCAGAAACAAAGTTCTGTAAATCTACATTGTCCGTATTAAATGTTTCTGCGTCGTTCGTCTCAACTATGTCAAAGCTGAATCGTATCTGCTCTTCAATACCATCAAGTTGTACGTTTCCGTAACGGACTGTGGTTCCATGAAAAGGAGCACGAAGTAAACGAACTTTCCAGACTTGGGTACCGTCCTCCGCGAACATCGGCATTATTTCATAATCGACGTGTTCGGAAGGTTTATCTAAATCAAGTTCTTTCATTATTAAACTGCCTCTTGTATTATTTCATCTAAATCAATAGGGCTATTATACCCTATTTTATACGTCTTGGCAAGGAATTCTTTAAAATCAGTTGTTTCGAAAATAGGTTCCCAGAAGTCAGCACTTAGAGTTTCTTTTAATCTAAGTTTACCGTCCATCACTTCACCAGTTTCTTTATCTACGCGCTGATACCAGCCATTAGATGGTTTGATAACATAACCACCAGCGATAGCAACATCAAGTAATCCAGAGTATTTCTGAATACCACCGTCCCAAGTAACGCCGATAGGGATCTTAGATTTCTCTTTAACATAACGAGACTTCTCAACGTTAATTACAAAGTTATAACCTACAATCTCTTGACCTTGTTTCTCTTGTTGACGACCAAGGATCCAAATGTTATCAGCTGAGTAATAGATACCAGTACCACCAGATACAACCGCTTTAGGGAATAAACCAATCTCTTGATAAGTATGGTTAATCGCTAACATAGGAATGTTCTTCATAGCAAGGTACGGTGTAGACATACGGAATAAACCTTTCAATGCTTTCGCACGAGACATATCCGCCACACCTTTCTCATTCAACGCATCGTCTAACTCTTTCTTAGAAGCCAAGTTACCGATAGAGTCAATAACGATAATAACATCATCATCTCGGTCTAGTTCTTCAAGTTGACTAATCAAGTCAAACTTTAAGTCTTCCACATGTTTAATAGGTGTATGTAATACTCGAGAGGTATCAATACCAAACTGTTCGAAGTAAGACTGTGGTGAACCAAACTCTGAATCATAGAACAACATTACCGCATCAGGTTTGGCATTAAGATATGCGCCCGCCATTAATAGAGCAAATGAAGTCTTGAAGTGTTTAGATGGGCCCGCGAGGACAGTAAGTCCAGCCGTGACTCCACCATCAACAGAACCCGACAGAGCGACGTTCACCATAGGTACATCCGTCGGTACCATATCTTTACTATTGAAGAATTTACTAGTACTGAGAATATCCGTCTCTTTAATCTTCGAGTTCTTCTTCAGTTTATTCATTATACTCATTATTGTTTGCCTTCTCCAAAATTAGCGAATGTGATGTTGTTAACCTTTTCACGGTCATCAAGGTCATATTGTACCCGATAACGTGTGTTTATGTCAAGAACTTTTTCAAGTAAATCAAAGGCAATAGTTTCGCCAGTATCTTCATTGGTTACTGTAGAGAAGTTCAACAGCGCATTTGTATCTTTAGGTAGACACGCACCACCAAACCCACGTTTACCATCAAACCCAGGCACACGAGTATGACCCATACCTACACGCGGGTCTAGACCAGCTGCGCGAGTTACAATGTTATACGAACAACCATACGAGTTTACCAAATCATACAACTGATTAAAGAATGTCACTTTTGTAGCAAGAAACGAATTAATAGTGTATTTAACAAATGACGCTTCGAACGCGGTCATACGATGATAGTCGTTAGACTCACAACCACTGAAGATATCATAGATTTCAATCAGTTCTTGAGTTGCCTGTGGAGAACCACCCATGACGTGGAACTTGGCAGTAACAAAGTCTGCCTTAGCGTTTTTCTCGGTTAAAAACTCTGGGTTATATGCGAATCGGTCTACTTGGCGTCTATCCATAGAGTTATAAAGACGTTCAATCACATCAGGGGTGACAGTCGACTTGATAACAACAATCGCATTAGTATGAACCAATGCCTTCAAAGTAGCATCTTCTACGATAGTGGAATCGACCGAACCATTATCATGCGATGGTGTAGGTGCGCAAATAAACACACAGTGTGGGTCATAGTTGCTCAACTCATCGATAGACGTATTATATTTTGGGTCGATAAGTTTGAAATCAACCATAGGGTGAGTAAAAGCATACTCGACCGCCTGACCAACAAACCCGTGACCGACGATTGCCATACGAAAAGGATTCGCAGGACTTAGTGGAGCATTTTTATCTGACATTATTTAATCCCATTATAAGTTTTGTACCATTCATAAAAACGTGTTATACCTTCAGCGATACTCACTTTTGGGCGATAACCCAATTGACTGAGTTTCTTGGTATTTGACCAAGTCTCCAAAGTATCTGCTGGATGTTTAGGTGCGAGGTCTTTCTTAGCCTTCTTACCTACATTCTTCTCGATTTCATCGATGAAATCCATTAAAGCAACCTGTTGACCTCGACCAATATTAAAAATCTCACCAGATTTAATCTTGGTGTTATTCATAACAATTTCGATACCATCCAAGATATCTTCAACAAAGGTAAAGTCTCGCTTCATGTCCCCATAATTATACACGGTAATCTCTTTCCCGTCAAGGATTTTATTCGTAAAGTCGAATAACGCCATATCAGGACGACCCCACGGGCCATATACTGTGAAGAATCTTAGACCAACCGTGTTGAGTCCGGACGATTGGAACTGACACTCATTAGTCCATTTTGACCAACCGTATGGGTTTAATTGTTTACCAGTCTCTTGACCTTCAGTCCAAGGAACTTTTGACCCAGCATACACACAAGACGTTGACGCGTATATAATACGTGTGTCAGGTAAGTATTTTTTACACACATCAATAACATTCTGAGTCGCGTCAATGTTATTACGGTGATACTGTTTCTCTTTACCCATTGAGTCACGTACACCCGCGTGAGCAGCGAGATGGATAATAATATCCGGTGCGAAGTCGCGCAATAGTGCTTCTGTTTTGATTTCGTCAGCGAGGTCACATCCCCAAATATCCAGACCGAAATGTTTCATGCGGTCTACTTTTAGTTGGGGGTCATAGAGGTGGTTGTTGAAATTATCAATACCCTTAACTTCTATACCACGTTTCATTAATCGCGCGGAAAGTTGAGAACCAATAAATCCTGCCGCTCCTGTAACTAGTACTTTTTTCATATTCATTATCCGTTTTTATAAATGTATTCTAATGCTTTATCTGCTTCAACGTGCATGGGCCTACTCTCATACCAATTACCCGTATCACGGTCAAACTCTCGACAGAGTTCTTCTATTTGCCGTGCGGTAAGTGGATATCCTTTCGAATATGCGGTTCCCGCAGTAGCAACCATTATCTGGTACATCTTGGCATACCAACCAGTATCACTGATTGTCTGGTATTCTACAGCAAGACGTTTTGGAAAGAAAGGGCAATCCCTATATCCATTCCATCTGTAGTCGGTGTTATTTAGAGAGTTTTTACGGTGTTGTATCACCACCTGTTGCATCTCTAAAGGTAAGTTGTCAAAAAAAGAATTACCCGTCTTTTCGTGGTAAGGATGTTTAGCAATCATCTCCGACACATTCATGGCAACACCTTTATTCTCGAAAAAGAATGACCACGCGTTTGGGTACTGAGCAGGCACATAATACATACGTGCCAAGTCTTTAGTCTGAGGGTCACCAATTTCACCAAGTTCGGTATTGAGTGCGTACCAGAACGCTTTGATGCGGTCGTGTTCTACCTGTTCGTCTAATCTAAAAACGATACGAAACTTTGGATAACTCTCGGTATCTTTAGGATGTGTAGGCGCTCGAGAACTGGCGGTATTGTAAACAACATAATCATACTGACCGAAGTCTTCCCGTAATGCGTCTTCTAATGCCTCTAAAGATGTTGTAGGATAATTATGGTCATCCACATCAACGCAACACCAACCACCCCAATATGAAGTATTTCGATTAGCGCGCGTCGTACCGTCCTCGAAAACAGCAGGAGTAATAAGAGGAGAAGAATTATTTCCACCTTTTTGACCTTCTTGATTGCTTAGACCGCATAACAATTCCACAAACTTATCCCACGTTGGAAGTGAGACTCGTCTATGGGTCTTGTTATCGAACTGATTTTTAAATATAGTTAATTCGTAATTCATGTGACCATTATACCATAATATAGAGTGCCTGTCAACCGAAGAAATCCTCCAGTGAAGCTACGGGTTCTGCGTTCATATATTCTCTAAAACCATTTTCAGATAGACCCCTAATAAAAAAAGTATGCCAGTTAGTAGAATTATCTTTATTCAATCTATACCAATGAAGAATATTTCTATCCTCTCTATACTTTTTCATAGAGTGATTATCGGTGTTCCAAGCATTTTTTATAGACCACGGTACACCATCTACAATATAATCTACACCTTCGGGTCTATTCTTATCACGACCAACAAAGACGATATTATCACTCAATCCCGTGTTTATATAATCTTCTAAATATCTACCAATATTCTGTTGACATCTTCGTATATTTTTATATGTTTCTATCTCGTCCTTGGTAAACATTTGTTCTATAATGTTATCCAAAGAAGTCCTCCAGTGACGACGGAGGTTCCGCGTCCCAACCAACCGCATCAAGAATGGGAGTAAGTGGGTCTAGGAAACTTTTAGTAAACATCAGGTCATAATCGATATGAGTATGTAGACGCAACTCTTTTGGCATATTAAGTGGGTATGATATAACATTCTGACCCAAGTAATTAGGAACTTTCAGATAAACGAACTTAATCTTCTCGCCCGTCTGGACTTCCTGATACTTCTGTGTCAGGCCGTGAGTCTTCAATGCGGCATTGTAACACAACGCACCGCGCACATGAATCGGAGTACCTTTCTTGAAGATAGTCTTGCGGTCTACCCATTTGTTCAGGGCAGATATACCACGAGGGAATGAAATATCTTCGGGCGGTAAGGTTCTGAAATGGGACTTAAAGTCAGAAATGTACCGTTGTGTGTCCGATTCGGTACCTTCTACGATAACCCGAAAGATTTCCTTGAACTTGTCACGCACGACCGAAGGTGTCGAAGACTTGATTGCCTCGATACCCATCATCTTGAGTTTAGGTTCTGCGTATTGGACACCCTCGTTGTTATGTACATTCAGGATGTAACGTTTCTTAGCCATCCAGATACCACGGTCAGCGATAACCTCACGTCCCATCTCCATACGATTACTATATGCGCCAGTAATCTTCGCCATCTCTGCGTAAGATGTTTCCAGAACTTTCTCAAAGTGTTCGGAACAAATCTTGTCTAGGAATTTAACAGGGTCTTTAGGAGCAAACTTATCAACCAAGGCACCCATACGAATATAAACAGAGTCGGTATCAATTGCCACAACGTAGTCTTCATCTGTTTTAAGGAGGTTTTGCATTTCATTGTTAACGGCTCTCTCTGCCCATTTGATTGCGAGTTGTCCCGCAATAGTAATTGATTCCGCAACACGCTGATCGAAATATCTGAAGTAGCGATTCCCAAGGGCCCCATAAAGTGAATTCATAAGAATCTTGATGGCGGCCTGTTTATTGTTCAGTGAGGTAATCTTATACTGGAGCGCCTTAGATGGATTATGCTGATACTCTTGTTGAAGTTCCAACATCTCTTTCTTGACTACCCGACGTTCCGAATAGTATTGTTCGATGATTGAAGGAACAACACCTTTTCGGTCGTGCGAGAATCTAACACCAGTAGGCGCAATAGAATGACTGAGTGTAGAATAATCGAAGTCATCACCATACATAGTACCGTCTAGTATTTTATCCACAGACATATTTGGAACAATACCATCCAACACCGTCTCGGGTGACATATTGTATTGAACAATGATGTTAGGATATAGAGAGTTCAAATCGAAAGAGGTTACCCATTCGTGCGAACCGACTTGAGGTTCTTTCACGTAACCACCCGCAAACGCGGACTTAGGTTTGTCGGTTTTAGGTGGAACGACAATCTGTTTCGCGTTCAGCATACGATAGATGATGCTGTCCCAGATATTAGTAGTACCTAGGGTATCACCGTAGTTGGCGCCTGCCTTATATGCCATAGTCAGGATAAGAGAGATGAGGTCGAGTTTCTCGTCCAACGCATGAACGAGTTCAACATCCTTAATGTTATAGTCAATGAACTTCTGGTAATCTTCTTTGTAGAGATTAAACAGGGTGCCGTGTTCTTCGTAGTTGATTTTACGCTCACCAAGTTCGACAGTCGCGATGTGGTCGAGACGATACGATTCTTGTTGGGTATATGTGAACTTCTTGTAAACATCCAAGTAATCGAGATGCTCAATACCTTCAAGGATATATTCCTGAACCTTCTTACCAAAGTATTCCCGATTGCGCTCGCGGATGATACCCCAAGGTGATAGTTTAGACAGTAGAGTCTCGTCACCAAATAGATTACGCGTACGGTTGATGATATACGGAATATCAAATCCCATAGTGTTCCAGCCAGTAATTACGTCGGGAGTATGGCGACTCCAGTGGTCAATAAACTTACGCAACAAATCCATCTCGTTATCGCATTTGATAAACAAGACATCTTTACGTGTGACCACATAGTCATTCAGACCCCACACCCAATAGATACCGTCGTTCTTGCGTAACGTAATAGAGATGACAGGATGTTCGGCCTTACTAGGTTCAGGGAATCCCGCGTCAGACGCAACCTCAATATCGAAGTTAGTGACTTCCACCGAAGAACGGTCGAAGTCGATATCGGTCGGGAATTTTTTAGCGATGTACTGATACACCATGTTATTCATACCGTACACATTGACGTTAGAAACGTCACGATACAGTTTATCAAACTCGGTCGCCTCAGACATAGAGTCGAAAGTCACGGGCGCGACATTCTGACCGTCTAGGGTTTTCCAAGGTGAGGTTTTGTCACTATTGACAAATAGAGTGGGTTTAAACGCAATCTTTTTCTTGACGCGTTCGCCATTTTTGTATCCGCGATACAGCAAGTTATTGCCGCGACGGACAACTGAGGTATAGAATTCTTTAGTATTTTTTATCATGTGGCCATTATAGATTAATATGTACGTTATGTCAAGAGAAAAAATCGGAAAGGATTAATATCACCTTCCCGTGACGTTTATAAAATAGTACTATTACTTTAGGGCAATAGCACCCACAAATAGGTGGTTCATCCAGAACGGTTGAATCTTAGTCGAATCAAAACCAACTGAGGTCAGTAGACTGATAAGGTCATTCCAAGTCATCGGTTTCAACATAGTTCGGAGAGTCTTTTCTTTCTCCATAATATCTTCATAGGTAAAGTGCTGTGCCTTGTACTCATAGAACGTGGAGGTCATCATGTCTTGAATACGTGAGTTCTCCGCATAGGTCTTCTCGGCAAAGATAAACGCACCACCTTCGTTGAGACCATCATAGATGTTCTGTAGTACTTTCTTTCTCCATAAAGGTTGCATAAACTGTAACGTAAAGATAGATGTCACAAGGGAACAATTCTCGAAGTTGTGGTGGATGATGTTTTTGTTTTGAAAACAGACGTGGTGACCATCTTCGTTAAGTCTTGTCTGTCGCTCAGTCATTTCGTTTTGAAATACTGGAGCATACTCAACACCACAGTAATGTGCGTTAGGAGCAGTAGTATGATTCTGTTCAATCATTGCTTCGATAGTCTTACCTGTACTACATCCAATGTCAACAACCTTGGTATCGTTTTCTACAAAATAACGTGATAGGTTTACCACGTCATCATGGAGNGTGGAGTAGTGACGAATCGAAGCATCGATGTGATTATCGAAACCTTCTTCGCGGTGACCAAACGTAAAGTCTTTATACTTCTCTCTATCTTTCATTATACACCTTCAATACGTTCTCATAGACAGACTCAGCGACTGCTTTCATCATTAGTGGAGGAACCATACGACCAACACGTTCTGCCTTCTGGTTCCACTTACCCGTGAGTTTAAAATCATCAGGAAGTGACATTATACGCTTTAATTCGCCTAGTGTCAACTTTCTCGATTCACTCCAGTGGAATGCGCCGGCAGTAGTGTCACCATTACCCATTGCGGTAAGAGTAGGGGCAGGGACTTCGAGAGATACACGTTTAAGGTTGAAATGGTGACCTTTAGGGTGATAATCCATACCGGTCAATACTTTCTTAGGAAAGGTCTCCATCTTAGAACCAGTCTGTTTCCAGTAGGCGGTTCTTTCAAACTTCTCGGTCAAATATTTTACTTCTTCCTCGTCATACTCCAGACCAACTAAAGCATCCTTGAGTGGTATCGCAGTTTTTGTTGGTTCTGGGAACAAGTGATTCATAGTTAAGATATTTAAACCGATAGCATCGGCAACATCTTGTCGCACGGCAATAAAGATTACACGCGAACGAGTCTGCGAGACACCATAATAACGAGAGTCCATAACTTCCGAAACAACTTCATATCCAATGTTCTCAAACTCATTCAGGATACGGTTGTAATATTCTTTTGCCTCACCAATAGTAAGACCTTTAACGTTCTCCGCAATAATAACCTTAGGCTGAATCTCGTTGGCGACACGCAAGAACTCAAAGAACAGGTCTTCGATATTTTCTACAATTTTACCGTCAGAGTATTTTTTGGTCTGTCCCCACCCATCAGAATGTTTACCATCTGAAGAATGTGAAAGTTTACCAGCAACCGAAAAGGCAGAACAAGGAGGTGACCCATCGAGGATATCCAACTCACCTTTCTTGAGACCGACAAGGTCTAGAAAGTCTTGACCCGACAATTCTTTGATATCGTTGGGGATTATAGGTGTGGTAGGATAGTTATCTTTATATGTGTTACGTGCTTCTTCTACAAACTCGTTGATTGCGAGGATATCTCCACCAGCAAGACGATAACCAGTGGATGAACCACCACCACCCGCGAAGGTGGAAACGACATTAAATTTTTTCTTAGATGCCTCTAAATAAACATCTTCCAACATATATGGGGTGTAAGTCATAAATTACCTCTATTAATATAACACGTAGTATAACACTATTTAGCGTGCCTGTCAAGAGGATTTTTTAATCAATTACTTTAAAGAAATGATGACGTGTCCAAGGTTCATTTTGATATCTGTCCGAATAACCGTGGTGGTCTTGCGTGACACAAAGTCGTTTTGAAATCACTTGAGTGGTAGGGTTAGGTATTCCAGTCCGGTGTCTGTCTGATTTATTAAAAGGTATTCCGATATCACGACCAACATATAGCGTATCACATTGATTCCAAGGATGTATGGCAGTATCATTTATCCCGTAGAAATCTATATCAGGTTGTTCTAGATGACGTGTCGTGTATGTACGAAACAATCTTTGTAGCACACAGTAAGGCCCGCAATTGATAGGGAAGTTTTTTACAGTTAACATATAGTACGCCCAATGAGCAAAACTTTTATCCATAGAGTACATACCCATAAAAAGTCCTATATTCGCATACATAGTGTCCTTGGCAAAGTGTGTGGCCATCTTGAATGCGTCGAAGCGTTCTTCTATCATCCAAGTATCATGTTCAATAATCCAGAACTTCTCATCACTCTCTGCTTGCTGTCTCATCAATTCCCAATGAGAACACATACCCGCCTTTTCTGTAGGTGAATGGTCGTCCTTACCGTTACCTGAATTCAGGTCGACAGTCATCAAACTACGCGCCCAGTCATATTTGTCTACATGTTCTTGAAACGTATCAGACTCTGGAGTAATAGCATCAAATATTTCTATACCATCAATATATCCTTCGTCGATAGCACGTTGAAAAGAGTGTCGCGATAGAGCAGCATACTCCTCCGACTTTTCATTACCTTTTATGACTATTTGTTTTACTTTCATATTACCTGTATTCTATCCTGTGAGATGTGCCCATTATGGGTGCTTGGTACGTAACCGCGTTGAATATATTCCCAAGCTATACTATATCGATATCCGTTACTTTTGTTTTCATAACAACTATGAACCAAGTTGGGATGAAAGAATATGGCAAAACACTCTTCTAGTTCTATATCCAATATACCAGAGTGTGCGTCGTTAACGCTCATCCAGTTAAATATTCCATTATGACTTGATTTATGATGACCATGATTTTCTAGGTGTGACCTTGGTATTACTCGGAGACAACCCCTTTCTTTAGTAGCACCTTGGACGAAAATGTCGCAACTTATTAACTTACTCGGATCAGCTTTAATATAATGGTTATCTTGATGCCAACCCACCGAGAATCCAGTATAAGGTATCATCGGAAAGAACTTACTAATATACGTGTCTATTTCAGATATGTCAAGAAGTTCTTTAGCGATATCGACAAGTTTTCTATTCTGTCCAAGTCTCCGAAATATAGGATTAGACTTCATAGCACCATCTAGTTTACAGGGGTTATTGGGACTATTCATCACCCAACCATCACCGTTACTTAGTCGCTCCTCTCCTATATCNTTTAAGCGTCCACACTCAGCAATCAATTCAGCCTTAAACTCAAAATCAATCGGTTGACGTATAACGACATAACCTTCTGTGTTAAATTTACTTATATCGGTATTCATAACTGATATGCTCTATTATAACCGAATTTATTGAACTTGTCAAGGTCACAATTTATTTTCAACTGGATATCCTCGTAGGTATGAATAGTTTAATACGTAGTCCGGCCAGGAATCCTTGGGACTGTTAACCAACTTGTGATGGTCTTCTTTACTGAGAAAATCTGCTTGTTCTAATCGAACATGTACAAATTTAGTATCAGCATTCTTGTAATCTCGGTGTCTTATATTTAGATTACCATCAATCATACTAAGTTGCGTTATGAGTTGAGAGTTCCATTCTGCTCCCATCAAGTGAACATCCACATCATGTAAATATATCATCATATGTATATAAGGTTGGTCACATGTAAAGAACTCATTTAGATTATAACGTGAGACGAATTTAATATACTTCCTCACATCCATCCATTTTTCTCTTGCCTGTAGTCTCGCATGTTTTGAAAACATCACAACACCAGTATTAAGTATTCTAGGTAGTCCGTCCTTTCGGGTCGGTATGGTTACCCCAAATCTTTCTCTCACCGCAGTATTCCATTTATACCACATATCGTGTTCATGTTCATTCAAGTCACCCACAAACCCTTCAGACACAATACCTATATCCCCATGAAAGTAATCAAAGATATTTTCATTTAGGTTTTCTATCGGGAATACATCGGTATCTACAAAAAGTATATCTTCATAGTCATCGAAGGAGGTGTCATATATTAATTTAAGTATTCCGAAATGCGGGGTGAAATTACCAACATTATATTGAAGAAATCTNGGGTTATCATCAAATTGGTATTGAACCCCAATACGTTGAGCATAATNACGCATAGCATCAACTCCAGCCTGACATGACTCCAGTATTTCCCCATCCCAATAACTGTATATTAGGTTCATAATATATCCTCATAAAAAAAAGGGGACATTACTGTCCCCCCTTATTTAGTTATGCTAGAACTGTGAGACAATATATAATGGTTAATCCACTACATAATGTCGCGCACAATAAACCGATATTGTCTATACGACTAGGTCTCGATGTACTCTTGGGCATTGTTTATTTCCTCGTTAGAATTGATTTTTATCTTACGAGGCTTCTGACTATCAGGTATTACGACTTCCAGTTTTACGGCAAGTAACCCATTCCTGAAATCAGCTCCAGTGACTTCAACATACTCCGACAGGCGAAACTGTCTCTCAAACTTCTTAGTTGAGATTCCTTTATGAATGTATTTCCTTCCACGGTCTTCATGCTGTCCCCGAACGGTCAAGGTTCTATTCTTTAGTTCGATATCAAGTTCTTCTTCGCTGAATCCAGCGATAGCCAACTCGATTAGATAGTGGTCTCCTCCAGTCTTAATAATGTTATGCGGAGGAAAACTATCGCCCGAGTTCCGAGAGACGCGGTCTAAATCATCAAACATAGAATCGAATCCTACGAATGCTGATCTTGGAAATAGTGATTTTGCTGCTGTGTTTGTCATGTATGACTCCTTAATTAAAAGCAAGTAAAATTAGGGCACCCGAACAATTCGGCGTACCCCTGCGGTGCTATTTATACAAATAACAACCTTAGTAGTATTTCGACGGACAAGGGTCACCTTCAACTCCGAAGGAGAAAGAGACTCGTGATTCTCGTGGAAATACTTGATGATGTGTACCTCGCGGGAGATACACATACATACCCGGCTCAAAGTCAAAAGGTTCGTTATTATTGATACCCTCAACCTTTAACCCGACAGTGCTGATTACCTGAACGAGAAAAACGTCCATAGAATCTTTATGCCATGGGTATGACCCACTCGCACGACCAAATCCACTAAACGCGATGTTAGTTATTTTATTGGCATGTAGAGTGAATACTTCTTGCATCTCTTCATAAATATTTTTAGCAAACTCTGGCGCACTGCCACGAGAATGGAATGAATTTAATCCGATACGCATTTTGTCTGAATTTCTATCATATAACTCATCTGGATGACTATCCATCATCTTCATGAATTCATTCCAATTGTAGGTAGACTCCATATCAAAAGGGAGTACACCTACAAAAGGAATTTTATTTTTTATATTGTCATCACGGTTTTCAAAAATATCATAATAATTGGACATAATGTATTAATTGTTTCCTATGTTATACTTAGGTTGTAAGTTCCAGTTTGTCTTATCCTTATGAGATATGATTTTAATCTGTCTCATAGGTGCACATTCTCTTGAAACTTCTTTATTTAAGATGTCAACCAAACCCCAATCTTGAAGTAAAGTTGCTATAGTATTACGTCTTTCGACATCACCTTTATCTAGATTAGATTTTTTACCATCTAATAAAAATAATTCTTTAAAGTGAACTATAAAATACCGACCTTGTTTATGTAAGATGTGACATGACTGGAATAACGTGTTATCGCGACGTGATGCGACACCTATTCTTGTCAAAGTCTCTCTCACTTTAAGGAAGTCATCCGGTTCAGCCAGAGTGATTTCTAGCATCATCTCTGAGTTCCATTGTACGAGATTATTCTCTTCCACCCTTATATACCTTCTTTTTTATTATTGCGATTTCGTCCTGAGATAAAAGCGACATTATTTGTTTGGTTTTAGAATTGCTGTATGAAAAATATTCTTTCACTGCTTGAAAGTTATCACTAGTAGATGACTTGTCCCACTTGGAAAAACGTTTCTTCTTTCGAATTATATTTATAAGAAAATCATTTTGCATTTTACTTTCAATGTGATGTAATCTGTTCATCTCATTGGCTATAATAACAGTATCTGGAAAATACGACAGAGAACGATTAATCATATAACTATTGTAGTATTTAGTATTATCACAGTTTTCATCTATAAGATTAATCTTACTATGGTTTATGCTATTTAAGAAATCAAAAGGTGATAATTTTTTAGATTTGGTCATCTATTTTACACCACCCATTTAAATAATCTTTTTTATATAGTTCTTTAATACGGTCGCGCTGAGTATCACTCAAAGCACTATTGTACATTTTCAATGTTGTCTTATTATCATGAATTTCCAATTCGTCGCCCGTAAAACCTAGATTACATGATTGGTTAATGAAGGGCAGTAACCTATCTAATTCATTGATATATACTACCATGTCATAGTCTTCGGGTTTACCCATGTACCACGACTGAGTATAAAAATGATTATTCTTTACTTGGCCGGTTTCGATACTTGTTATTACCTCATCAATTTCATGGGAAAGTGTCGGGAGTTCATCTATTCTACCCTGCCTAATATGACTGGCATGATTAGCAACTATGTATTCACACGCAGAAAGAAACCGGTCGATTGGGTCGCGTCGAACAGCAATTCGGTAACTATTTTTTCGAAAAGGTATATCGAACTGGTCACCGTGAGTGCGAACTTTTGTCAATCTATCAACTCGGCCGATATGAAAATCAACACCGCGATATAACCGCTGTAGTTCCTTTAGAGTAGACATACCATTCTTCGGGCAAAGTCTTACATCAATATTATTAGGAAAATAAAGTACATTGTCAGCAGGCGACATCTCATATAGTTTGGTACCGATATCATCTATCATTATGGTTTAATCTCGACATTGGCCATGACCTCGGTCAGGCACGCTACTAAATTAAGTTCGTGGTCTTGTACGAACGCGTTCTTATACTGGTAATCACCTAGTATTAATACCAACTGAGGTATACTATTGGGTGCGACATATTCATACATTCTATCATACACACCCCTGAAAATAGCAGCAGGCTCTATATCTATATTGTTTACGACCCAAGAACGCATCGATTTAAAGTTTTTTTGTTTAATGGCGCTGAATAATGCGGTATAGGGGTCTGCTACATCGCTATCAAGACCTAAAGGAACGTGGAGTGTACCAGAGAGACTACCCTTTTGACATTCATTTAGAACGCGTCTCCAGTCAGGAGCGTGCTTCATAATAATTGATGCGACGTGGGGTGGGTCGAATTTAACACCTTCATCAGTAAGGATGTTTTGTAAACGAGTCATAAACTGACCGCATAAACCGACCATGACTTGTTTACTGAAATTGAATTGATATTTTGAACATCGAGAATGTAACGGTTCAATAATGCGATTCTCAAAGTTACAAGTCATGATAAAACGACAGTTATTCGAAAACTCTTCGATAAACCCACGGAGAGCAGGTTGAGTCGATTGTGGATTTAGATAGTCTGCCTCATCTAGGATTACAACCTTGTAACCACCTGACAAAGACACAGACGATGCGAACTGTTTAATCTTACCGCGTAAAGTGTCGATGTTACCTTCTTCAGACCCGTTGATGACAATATAGTCTAGTCCAAGTTCTTCACATATCGCACGTGCGACAGTCGTCTTACCAGTACCCGCAGTACCAGTGAACATCATGTTGGGAATCTCGCCCCCATCCACGATTGTCTGGAAGGTGGTTTTCAGTTCTGTAGGAAGGATTGTTTCTGAAACTTTTGATGGGCGATACTTCTCAACCCAAAGGAATTCTTTGCTCATGTATTACTCCATAATAAAATAAATGTATCTTTCAACGAGAGCTATTATACTACAATAACTCCCTCATGTAAATAGGTATTAATCAGTTAAGTCAAATAAATTTAAAGATTCCCATGGCCATATTGTGTAACCAAAATGTCCCCATCTTGCGGTATCTTTTAAGTTTATGGAAAAGAGGTCGAAACGGTCAATGATTCCTTTAGGGGTCAGGTCAACAGTATCCAGAACCAATTTNACNAGGTCTTCGCGCACTTGTCCGTCCGCATAGATGTATATACTAGTGGGTTCTTTCACACCAATAGCATAACTCAACTGAACGGTACAGTTACTCACACCAAAAGAATGAACAATATTCTTTGCGATGTAACGTGCCATATACGCGCCAGAACGGTCAACCTTGGTACAGTCTTTACCACTAAACGCACCACCACCGTGTGGACAGTACCCACCATAGGTGTCTACAATAATCTTTCGACCAGTAACACCAGCATCACCATCAGGCCCACCAATAATAAACTGACCCGTAGGATTAATTAAGAACTCAGTTTTTTCGTCAATCCAATCACTTAGAGGAATTGAAATAATTACCTTAATGTT